TGATCCAATATCGCAATACTTTAACGGGAAAATTTATAAAGTTTGGCCATCAAGCGATAGATATCTCAAAGCCCAAAAGTACTTGCATAGGGCTGTTTGGGAAGACGCTTTCGGACCTATACCAAAATCATGTCATATCCACCATAAGGATGGGGACAGGTTTAATAATAAAATCTCAAATCTTGAGTGTATGGATGCCAAAGAACACCTTAGCCTTAGCTGGCACGCAAATGCGGCAAGAAGGACAGAGCATTTTTCTGCCTATGCCAGAGAAAGAAACAAAGAGTGGCATAAATCTGAACAGGGGCGAATCTGGCACAAGCGGCAGGCCGAAAGGCAAAAACAATGGACAAAATGGGAAAGACAGCCTAAGCCATGCGCGCATTGCGGTAAAGAATTTATGGCTCTTGTTCGTGAACAAGGTAAGCATAAGTTTTGCCATGTTAACTGCAAAGCCGCTTATCATAGAAAGCATAAGACATTTCCCAGCTACAGAAACAGAAGACGTTTGGTGTCTGACAGTTCCGGGGATTGAGCACTTCAGCTTAGAAAATGGCGCAATAGTACACAACTGCGCGTCCGCTGCTAGATATGCTGCGTTGGCCGCTTCCCGTATCAAAGGCGATATATCATCCAAGCCCCCGGCGACTGAACTGCCGACCTATTACCAATCCGGCGCGTGGATGGGCTAGGGTTAAACCCTTTCACCCTTAACGGTGGAACCGTTCCGCCCTTCCCAAAACAGCAACCAATTTTCCATGATAGAAAATCACCCACTTGCATATTTCTAAAATCGCAAGTATTATGCAGTAATTGCATAACAACCATGCGCGTTTTGGGGGTCTCTTTGGACAATAAAAGCTTGACAGACGATGAACTGCTTGCCGAAGCCAAAGAGATATTCGACACGGATTTTAACTATATTTCCAGCGAATACGAGCGCGCAGAGGATGACATTGATTTCAGCCTTGGTAGCCAATGGCCTGAAACAATCCGCGCCCAGCGTGAAAAGGAAGGCCGCCCCTGCCTGACTGAAAACCGCATTGACGTAAGCATTATCCAAGTCGTAAACGATATCCGCCAGACCCGCCCGGCTATTAACGTATCCCCGCAGGATGACAAGGCGGACATTGAAACTGCCCGCGTTCTAAAGGGCATTATCCGCAATATCGAACAGCAATCAAACGCTAATAACGCTTATGACACCGCCGCAGAAAACGCCGTTCGCGGTGGGTATGGGTGGATTCGGGTTAATACGCGGTATTCCTCCCCGGATTCGTTCGATCAGGAAATCTGCATCGAAAGCATCGAAAACCCGTTTAGCGTTCTATTCGATAGCAATTCCCGTAAGCTGGACGGGTCAGACGCCGATCATGCTTTCATATTCATTGATATGCCTGCAAAGGACTTCAAGAAAAAATACCCCAAAGCAAGCCCCGTTAATTTTGAGGATACCACCGCAATCAAGGGCTGGGCGACAAAAGACACGGTTCGCATTGCGGAATATTTCTATAAAACGAAATCCAAGTTTACGCTTGTTCGTACGCCTTTAGGCGATATGGCGAAAGAAGACGCCGACAAGCTTGGCATTCCATACGATAAGCAGCGCGAGAGTGAGCGCGAAACAATCAAATGGTGCAAGTTTAACGGGCAGGAAATCCTTGAAAAAACCGAATGGCCCGGAAAATATATCCCGATCATTCCGGTATATGGCAAGGTTGTATGGAATGAAGGCCGTCGCAAGTCATTCTCATTAACCTATCAAGGCCGCGACCCGCAACGCCGTTATAACTTCCATATCACGGCGGAAACGGAATTCACCGCATTGCAGCCTAAAGCCCCTTGGCTTGCCTATGAGGATCAACTAACAGGCCCGCAAATGAAGATGTTCGCGGAGAGCAACGTGAAAAATCACGCTGTCCTGTTTCACAAAGCGACATACGATAAGAACAACAATCTATTGCCCCCGCCGCAACGCCAATCCCCGCCTTCAGGCTCCAACGCCATGATGCAGCAGGCAATGGTCGCGGCTGACGGTATCAAGGCCACGCTTGGCATCTTTGACGCGTCATTAGGGCAGCGCGGTAATGAAACGTCTGGCAAGGCTATTATGGCCCGCCAGCGTGAAGGCGATAACGCTACTTTCCATTTTGTTGATAACCTTGCTACGTCAATTCGCCACGTTGGCCGGATCATTGTTGACCTTATTCCGAAATTCTACAGCGGCCAGCAAATCGCCCGTATTCTGGGCGAAGACGGTACGCCGGAAATGGTCCCGCTTAATCAGCCCGTCAGAAAGCAAGGCAAGGGCTTTATTCCCGATCCTATGTCGCAATACGTCATTGCGCCGGATGCTGGCAAATATGACGTTTCGGTTGATATCGGCCCGTCTTACGCTACCAAGCGTCAAGAAGCGGTTGAATCCATGCTGGAAGTCGCCCGTTCCGATCCGCGCTTGTTAGAAGTCGCCGGGGACCTGCTGTTTAAATCTATGGACTGGCCGTATGCGCAGGAAATCGGAGAGCGCATTAAGAAAATGCTACCCCCGCAACTATCAGACGATAACCCGGAACAGGCGCAGCTTGAACAGGCTTCACAAGCCATGCAGCAAATGCAGCAGCAGCTTGTTCAAATGGAAGCGGCATTGAAGGAAAAGCAGGATAATCAAGCTTTCAGCAATGAGCTTGAATTGAAAAAACTGGAACTGCAAAACAACATCGACCAACAGAAACTTGAAATCGAGCGCGAAAAGCTGGCCCTTGAAACGCTCAAGGCGCAGGACGAAATAAACCCCGTTGGGTTCCAAGCCCTGATGCAATCCATTACGCAGATCAATGATAACCTGAACGACGTAGGACAGGCTGTTTCAATGATACTTGACGAAGCGGAAGCCGCACTAGGCCCGCAAGAAATTCCGCAGGCAATGCCTGTTGAGTTGGCCCCTGCCGCGCCAGAAGCGGTTGCAATTCCCGAGGGAGATATGTTAGTATGAGCGAAGAAATTGTTACCCCAGAGGTAACGGAAGCCGCGACGGAAGTCGTGCAAGATCAATCGGCCCCTTCGTCCGATTCCAAACAAGACGATGCGCCTGTCGAAAGTGACAGCCCGAAAGCGGAAACTACGGAAAAGAGTGAAGTCGATAAGCTAAAAGAAGCTTACGAAAAACGCATTGCCCGTCAAACAGCCGCGAACAGAGAACTTCAGCGTCGTTATGAAGGGATCAAGGCAGAGGCGGAGAAATACGCTTCAAAGCCACAAGACCCCGCGCAAGGCCGACCTGATCAAGATGATTTTTCCTCTATCGAAGAATATGCCGAAGCTTTAGCCGACTGGAAAGCAGACCAGAAGGAAAAAGCAAAGGCCGCAGAACAAGGCGAACAAAAGACCGTTGAAGAACGCGCCCGCGAATTGATGGAACATAGGCTTTTTGAAGCTGAGTTTCTAAAAAAGGAGCAGGCGTTTAGAGAAAAGGAGCCGGGTTACGATAAAGCCGCTGAAAACATTAATATCGTGTTGGATTCCGGCATTATTGATAAAAAACACCCTTCTTTTCAAACTTTCGTATCGGCTTTAATGAACGCCCCGGATTCTCCGGCTTTAATTAATTATCTCGGAAATAATATATCTGAGGTTTTGGGCTTGTTAAGCAAAGGCCCCTTCGATGTAGAAGACAAATTACTCACGATCATTGACAGCCTTAACAGCGGCGCACCTAAGACCGAACAGAAACGGCCCGATTTGCCGGAGCCTCCAAGTTCATTAAAGGGCGCATCGTCTATCAAGACGGACCCCATGAAAATGGACAAGGATGACTTTCGGAATTGGGTCAAAAACAAGTAACCCAACCATTGAAAGGACTAAACAATGACTAACACGTTTAACACCAACAAAAATGCTCCCGGTATTATCGCGAAAGCGGCTGCCATGGAGCTGTCTGATAATCTGAAATTCTGCAAGACGATCGCTCAAGCGGATAAATCAGACTATGACGGCAAAAACGGCTATAGCGCAGGTAACACGCTGTACATCAGCAAGCCACCGCGCTACATCCCGACGACTTCTTTTGACATTACGTCCTCGATCCAAGACGTAACGGAAGAAAAAACCCCGCTGACGCTGGACACGTTGTATTCAGTCGCTATTCAGGCTGATTCTCTGGAATTCGCTTCGGATATCCAACTGAAAGAAATGATCGCGCGTCACGTTAAGCCCGCTGCAACGGCGATTGCAAACTACGTTGAGAAAGCCTTCCTTGAGAAAGCTTCCGACGCGGTTTACAACTCTGTCGGTACGGCTGGTTCCAACGCCTTCACGACTGATGACGTTCTGTCCGCGAAAGAGAAAATGAGCAAGTTTCTCTGCCCGATGGATAACGAGCGTTATCTGCTTCTGGATGCAACGGCAGGTCGCTCTGCAGTAAACGCCCGTAAGGGTTCCTTCCAAGATTCATCGGAAATCGCAAAGCAATACCGTGATGGTTTTGTTGGCCGCGCCGATGGTTTCAACTGGATGGAAAACGAGCTGTTAAACGTTCACACGAACGGAAACGACGTTGTCTTTGAAGTCCGAACCACGGTATCGACCGAAGGCCAATCTACGCTTGTCGTAGAAGCCCTGACGACGACTACGGGAACGGTCAAAAAAGGCACCGTGTTTACGGTTGCTGGCGTTTACGCTGTTCACCCGATCACGAAGCAAGCCTACCCGTTCCTCCAGCAGTTCACCGTTACGGCGGATGCTACGGCTGATGGTTCTGGCTACGCTACGCTGTCGGTATCCCCGGCAATGTATGTAGCTTCTACCGGCCTGCAAAACATCTCCGCATTCCCGGTTGACGGCGCGGCGATTACCCCGGTCGGTTCGGCTTCTACGGCTTACACGCAGAACTTGGCATACCACAAGGAAGCTTTCCGCATGGTATCCGTTCCGCTGATTATGCCGACGAAAGCAGAATTCGCAGCGCAAGAAACTGTTGACGGCATCACCGTCGCGGTTATCCGCGACTTTGATGTTCTGAAGCGTCGCATGATCACCCGCCTTGACTTCCTTGGCGGTCTGGCCGTGGTTCGCCCTGAATGGGCTTGCCGCCTTACGTCCTAATAATCCGGCAGGGGGTTAATAGCCCCCTGCTTTCTTTCAACAATTAAAGGTGAAAAATGGAATACAACGGAGAAAGAGTAAAACTGACTAAAGGCGATGATGCGAAGCTGGTTGATCCCGGTTCCGCATTATTTGACGCGCTGAAGGCCGAAGGATGGGAAAGCCCCATCGTCGTATCTGACGCGCCCGAAAAACGCCGTGGTCGCCCTCCGAAGGAAGCCATTGAAGCCGAAAAGGAGCCTGAATAAATGACTGTAGGAATTATCGCGGGTAACACCGCTTCTATCAACATCATCACGGCAACGGTCGATCTAGGGTCTGTTGCTGCGAATACGTCTGAAACCGAAACGGCAACCGTTCCGGGCGTTAAGATTGGCGATTTTGTTATCGCTGAAAAACCAACGCTTGAGGCTGGCCTGATTATTGGTACGTGCTGGGTATCGGCCGCTGATACGGTCAGCATCCAAGTAATAAACACCACGGCGGCTCCGATTGACGAAGCGTCCGAAACGTGGCGTTTTCTTGTCGTAGGCCGTGATGGTCCTGCGGTAAGCGCAATCCAACGCTAAAACATACCCGCCTCCTTAACCGGGGGCGGGTCTTTTAGGAGAGAATATGACGACTGTCAGAGAATTAATTCAATCATCGTTGCGCCTGATAACCGTACTTGGCGCGGGCGAAAACATGACCGCCGAGGATGGTAATGACGCGTTAAAGACGCTCAATCAAATGCTGGAAAGCTGGGCGGCTGACGGTACGATTATCAATTCCAAGTCGCTGGATACTAAAGCCCTGGCAAGTGGCGTAAATAGCTATACGATGGGCGTTGGCGGCGATATTAACACGGCGCGCCCTGCCGTTATTACGTTCGCCACGATTACGCAGGGAACGACTGACTACCCCTTGAATATCTGGTCGTATGACGTTTATGCCACGGTTGAGAATAAGAATTTCCAAGGATTGCCGACTGATTTATACGTCAATAACGGCTCAAGCCTTCTGACGCTTGTCCTTGACCCCGTTCCTTACGGAGGCTTGACGCTATCGGTTTACAGCGAAAAACCCCTTGCGACGCTGGGCTTGAATGACGTTATCAGCCTGCCCCCCGGCTATGAGCGCGCATTAAGATTTAATCTTGCGGTTGAGATTGCGCCGGAATATGAGCGCGAAGCATCTCAAACGGTTATGTTCAAAGCTGACGAATCCCTGCGGGCGATCAAGCGTAATAACCAGCAATACGCCGAAGCGGTATCAGGCGTTGATTATGCGCTTTCCCCGACGTTTAATAATGAAGGCCCCGGCGCATATAATATTTTCAGAGGTTACTAATGAAAATTCCCGGCTTTGTCGGCCCTACATATCAAATGGATGCGCGCAGCTTTGACCATCAACGCTGCGTTAATCTTTTCCCGATCATGTCAGAGGTTGGCACGTCAAAGTCTGTCACGGCATTACGCGGAACGGCGGGCTTGTCGCTATTCGCCACGGCTGGCGGCGGTCCTATCAGGGGGTGTATAGAAGCGGCTGGGCGGTCTTTCTTTCTGTCAGGTAGCGAGCTTTATGAGGTTGATTCTTCGGGTACGGCAACCCTGCGCGGGTCCGTCCTGACTAGCACTTCAAAAGTTACGATGCACTTTAACGGTACGCAGATTTTTATCGTTGACGGGCTTTACGGCTATATTTTCACCCTTGCCACTAATAACCTTGCGCAGATTGTTGACGCGGATTTCCCATTCCCTGCGGTTTTTGGCGCGTTTCAGGATAACTATTTTATTGTTGTAAAAGGCGGAACTTCGCAGTTTTACATCTCCGCAATCGGGGACGGAACTTCATGGGATGCGCTGGATTTTACGAGCGTTGAAAGCGCGCCTGATGACCTTGTGGGGGCTGTTTCTGACGGAACAAACCTATGGCTTTTGGGAAAAACCACGGTTGAAGTTTATCAAAACACAGGTAACGCGGCCTTCCCGTTTGAGCGTATCCCCGGCGCGGTTATCCAGACGGGCTGCGCTGCGCCCCATACGGCGGTTGTCTTTGACAATGCCCTGACATGGCTAGGGCAGGACGATAAAGGCGGGGCGATTGTATGGCGGGCTAATGGCTATGCGGCAACGCGTATTTCAACGCAGGCGATTGAGAGCAAAATAGCGTCATCGACCAATCCGGTTGAGAGTTACGCTTATACCTATCATGAGCAGGGCCATGCGTTTTATGTCCTTCAGGTCAAGGGTCTGTCATCCACTTTAGTTTCCGACGCGGCGACGAATTACTTATGGCACGAGAAAAGCTATCGTAACACCGTCCTATCAATGGACGAACAGCACCGCGCGTCCTGTCATATTTTCTTTGCTAATATGAACCTTGTCGGCGATAGGGAAAACGGCAAGATTTATCGCCAATCTCTTTCGATTTACAGCGATGACGGAAACCCGAAAGTTTGGATTAGAATATCTCCGCATTTGCAAGACGAAAAACGCCTGATAACGCATAGCGTTTTTGAATTGGATATGGAAGTTGGAAAAGGCTTGACAAGCGGGCAGGGTTCCGATCCGCAGGCGATGTTGAAATACTCTAACGATGGCGGTTATACGTGGTCAAACGAACGTTGGACAAATATGGGCGCGATTGGCAAATACGGCACGCGGGTACGCTGGACGCGGCTGGGTTCGGCCATTGACCGCGTTTATTGGGTATCTGGTTCCGACCCTGTGTTTACGCAAATAAACGAGGCGTATTTAAACAATGATTAATCCCGCGCCCATACAGGATAACACGCTGGACAGGTCCGGCAGGTTTTCCCCGCGCTGGGTTTTATGGTTTCAATCCGTATTCCGCGCCGTTACGGGCAAAGAGCCTTTCCCGTTGGCTTCTTATACCGTGGCGGGATTGCCCGCTGCGGCTGATTTCACGGGGCATGTTGTTTACGTATCGAATGAGGCAGGCGGCGCGACTTTAGCTTTTTCGGACGGGACAAATTGGCGTCGCGCGCAGGATAGGGCCATTGTTTCATGATAACCCGATACGCAGAATTTGAAGAATTACCGCTGGTTTTCGCAATGTATGTCGAGGCATTGGAAGAAATCGGGGAAAAGGTAGTTGAGCAAAAAGCCCTTGATATGGTCGTAAAATGCTGGTCAAAGGCACCTTGCATCCTGTTAGAAAAGGACGGGGAAATTGTAGGGTTTTCCGGATTGAACACTATGGACATTCCCTATAATGACATGGTAGTATTGCGGGACTACATGTTCTATATCCAGCCAGCCCACCGGGGAATCCGGTCATGGCGAACGCTGTGCAAGGCCGTCAAGGACGTTGCCGACAATTTCAAAATACCTTTTGTCGGGGAGCATCTTTTGACTGGCGATTACAATCATCATCTTCGTTTAATCAGAATGGCAGGGGCAAAACCCCGCGCCATTCAAGCTATATATGGTGGCATAAATGAGTAGCGGCGGAAAAGGCGGCGGCGGTACTGACACTGGCCCCATGCTGGAATACGGCAATAAGGCGTTAAAGCTTCAGGAAAAGATTTATAACGAGGGCAAGCAGCAAGCCCAACCTTGGTATCAATCCGGCTCAAGCGCAGTTAATCAGCTTTCCACGCTTATGGGCTTAACCCCGCAGGCCAGCGCGTCATCGCGTCAGTCTTTGTTTGATCAGTATAAGCCGCAATTCACTACGACCTCAACGGTTGCGGGTTCTTCGCCTGCTAATAGCCGTGAAGCGCAGGCAAAGGCTGGCGCATATTACAAAAAATACGGACAAGCCCCTCCGGGTTATCAGCTTGGTAATACTCTTGCTGGCGGCAAGATGGGAACGGCTGTTTATCCAATTTCAACTAAGCCGACTTCTACCACGTCAACGGACACGGCGGGCCTAAACGCTTATATTGATAATATTCTGGCGCAGCAATCATCAGAAGCTGAAAGCAATCCCTTGTTCGGGACGCTTGCTAAGGGCTTTTCAATGTCCGACTACCAAGCCGATCCGGGTTATCAATTCCGGCTGGCAGAAGGAAATAAAGCCCTTGAGCGTCAGTTAAATGCACGTGGCAAGACGTTTAGCCCGGAAGCCGTAAACGCGCTTCAATCGTATGGTCAAGGATTGGCAAGCGAAGAGTATGGCAACGCATACGGGCGGTTTAATCAGGATCAAGGGAACCTGTTTAATCGCCTCGCTACGCTTTCCGGATTCGGTCAGGCGGCGCAAGCTGGACAGGCTGCGGCGGGTCAGAATTACGCTCAATCGGCGGGCGATCTATACACGGGCATGGGTAACGCCATCACGTCCGCGAATGTTGCGAAGGCTGCTAATAGCGGCAGCATGTTTAACACGCTTCTGGGCGCGGGCGCGCAGCTAGGCAGCTCGTGGCTTATGGGGAGATAGAAATTGGCATTAGACCCCTCAATTTTTCTACAAGGCGCGGCGTTAAAAGCGCAGCGTGATGCGCAGTTAGGCGGGACGATTGCGAACGTGGCGCAGGGCGTTACAGCCGAACGCGCGCGCAGGCAAGACGCAGCCGCAAAGGGTTTTGAAATTGAAAAGCTATATGAAACCGCCGTTTTGAAAGATCAAATGGGCGTACCTGTCAGTGATCTAGAGCGCGCAGGGTTTCAGGCTTTCCAGAAGGTACAGCAAAGCAAGCTTTCGATTGATCCTCTTACGGGTGAGCCTTACAGCCCATATCAACCGTTCTCTTTGGGCGGTCAAGTTGCGCCGCGTGGTCCTTCTGCCCCTGCGCCCGCTGGTTTTGATATGTCGATCATGCCCCCAGCTGCGCCCCCGTCCGGGCCTGTAGTTAAAGGCGGTCCAGTTCCGCTTGACTTCTCCGAACTCGGCGGCGCGCCTGTTATGGCAGCGTCCGACCTTGGGCCGTATTCGGCAGTTACGCCAAGCCCCGGCAAGCCGCCTATGGGCCTTAATGTTGGAGCGTTGCAGCCCGTTGCGCCAGACATGCAGCCACGTAACAAGCGCGAAGCTTTCGAAATGCGTAAGATGGAAATGGAGGAAGGAAGCGCGGCAAGAAAAGACGCACAGAAACTTTCCCTTGAAAGAGAGAAAACTCGCCCGAAAGCCGAAGCCGCGCTAATGGAAACCGTATCGAAAATGGGCAATGTTGATTCGTCGATCAATGAAACCATTGGAATGATAAATAATGCCACGGCAGGACTCGGCGCATATGGCGCAAAGGTAAAAGGAACGCCAGCTTATAACCTTAATGCGGCATTAAATACGATTAAGGCTGACGCGGCGTTCTCTGAATTGCAAAAAATGCGCGATATGTCACCCACGGGCGGCGCGCTTGGCGCGATTAGTGAAAAAGAACTTGCTTTATTGGAAAGCGCAGCCGCAGCCTTGGATCAAGGGCAATCGCCTGAGCAATTAAAGCAGAATTTGCGTAAATATCAAACAATCCGTCAGGGAGCTTTAATGCGCGTCGCTGATGCGTTTGAGGCTGAATATGGGTATAGACCTAAGATATCGGAAACTTCAGGCAGCATCAAAGACAAATACGGGCTTGAATAATGGCTGAAATTGACCTTGGCAAAGTAAAAAGAAACGTCGCAAAAATGGTGGATATGGGCGCGCCCGAATCCGACATTGACGCCTATATTGCTGAGGAAGGAACATCTATTGACGCGGTTAAAGCATTTAAGATGGAAGCCGCGCCAAAGAAAAAAGGTATTAACTGGCAGACGGTTCCTGCGGCCCTTAAATCAGGCATAGAGCAAGGCGCAACGTTCGGCTTCGGCGACGAATTAAAAGCAGCAGTAGCAGCCGGAACAGTCGGACTGATGGATTTAGCCGGGGCCGATACGGGCGGTCTTACGTCAGGACAATCCTATGAACAAGCCCTTGGCGATTTTAGAGGCGACCAGTCTGCGCTTCGTCAAAGCAACCCCCTTGCATCTATAGGCGGGGAAATAGCTGGCGGCGTCCTTACGGGCGGAGCAGCTTTAAACGCCATGAAAGGCGCGGGCGCAGCCAGACAAGCCGGAACAATAGGACAGGAGATACTTCGTGGAGCAGGACAAGGCGTTAGAGCTGGAGCTTTATCGGGGGGTTTATATGGATTCGGAACTGGTGAGGGAGGCGTACCGCAAAGAGTTGTCAGTTCTGGAGCTGGCGCAATTGGTGGTTCCGTTCTTGGCGGCGTTGGCGGCGCAGTCGCTGGTAGTGTTTCTGGTTCTTTGGCTGCTCGGGCCGCTAGAATTTTAGAGAAAAAAAGAGCGTCACAAATGCGCGTTCCGTCGCCTGTTTCTGGCGCGGAAATCGTACAGCCCGCAGGCGGTCGTACGTCAGACGTCGCGCTGTCAAAGATCGTTGATAGGCTGCGCGCTGATTATCCTGATGAGGCGCAATTCCAGCAGGCTTTAAAAGCATACGAATCAGGTCAGGGAACGCTTGCAGAATTAGGCGGTGGAGCAACGCAAGACCTCGCTTTAGGTTCAGCGCAATATCCGGGCGGTAAAGGCGTTATAACTGAATTTTTCCAAGGCAAGCCCGCAGGACCGGGACAACCTTCTGTCGGCGGCGCAGTATCAGAAGCGCGCGGGAATGTAACAGCCGCTCTGGAAAAGGGCGTAAGCGGCAATAAAGACTTCTTTGAAACGCTGGATGATATCGTTCAATCAGGCCAGAAAAAAGCCGCTCCATTGTATAAAAAAGCGAATGAAAAACTTGTTGAGCTTTCTGATGATATCCTAACGCCAGAAGTAAAATCGGCCATATCGTCGGCGCGTAAAAGCTACCCGTCAGAACTTGATGGATTACCAGATAATTCCGTAAAGGTTCTTGATTACGCAAAGCGCGTTTTGGATGACGAAATCAATACGGCGCAAAGGTCCGGTCAGAATAACTTTGCAAGATCTCGTACGGATATTAAAAATAATCTTATCGCCGAAATAGACAGGCAAGTTCCTGTTTACGCAAAAGCGCGTAAGAAAGCTGGCGATTATCTTTCTATCAAATCAGCAATGGAAAAGGGTCGCCAGTTTAAAGGCAAACCGGAGGACGTTGCGCGTCAGTTTAAAAAGCTTGGCGATCAGGAAAAAGAAGCGTTCCGCATGGGCGCAATGCAAAAGCTGCGCGAAGATATTGACGCTGTAAAAGACGCTGGAAACGCCTATTCTAAGGTTTTCGGCTCACAAGGCGCAAGGGCGAAAATTAAAGCAATATTGCCGGAAGAACAATTCAAACAGCTTGAAAAAGACCTTTGGGCGTCTGACAGGATTTACAAGTTAAAAGATAAAATTCTTGGAAATTCCACAACGGCCAGTAAGCAGATTTCCGCTGAAGAATTTGCAATGCCTGAAAATTCGTTCTTGCAAGACCTTTCACGCGGACGCCCGATTGACGTTGCGTCCCAGAAATTAGCTGGATGGGTCAGCCGTAAGTTTGACGGGCTTTCTGATAAAACCGCAAAAGAAGTCGCAAGAATACTTACGGCAAAATCTGATGCAGAAAGATGGACGATTATCCGTCAGATACGGGATGCGGGAAATAAGAGCGTTGCAGCTAAGGAATCCGGGGCAAGAGCTTTGCAAGTCTATTATGAACTTGACAACATGATTAAGCCATACGCAGGCGCAGCTCCGGGCGTATCTGGCGGCAGCTTAGCTTCGCAACCATTGAGAATCACCGTCCCCGTACAAGGAACACCAAGAGAGGAAATTCAATAATGGCAACTATAGCCCCATACGGTAAATTCTACGGCGTAGACGATAACGGCGACCCGTTAGCGGGCGGAAAGCTATACACGTATGAAGCGGGTACGTCTACCCCTAAAGACACCTATACAACAGCAGCCGGGGACGTAGCGAACGCAAACCCGGTCATTCTGGATGCGTCAGGCCTTGCTGACGTATGGCTTGGCGATGGCGGGTATAAATTCATTCTGAAGGATTCCGCAGATAACACGATCTTTACCACGGATAATATCGGCGGGTCTTCTGACGCAGCTTTCGGCGGCGAAGTAAACGCTATATCGACTAACACGCTGATATCCTCTGTTTACGCCAACTCGGTCAATATATGCACGTCCAGCCCGACGCTTACGCTTCTGGCCGCGTCCGAAGCAGGCGAAGGGTTTTATATATCAGTTAAAAATAACGACGTAGGGACCGTTACAATCGACCCAGACGCAAGCGAAACGATTGACGGGGCATCGACAAAAACGCTTGCAGCCGGTGAATCCGCTCTTGTCGTTTGCAATGGCTCGGCATGGTTTACGCTGTTTTTGTATAAAAACGTAGCCTTAAAAGATACGGCGAACACTTTTACGGCGGCTAATACGTTCAACGCAACCGTCGCAATGGGCGCAGCGTTTAACGGGGCAAAGGGCGCGGATATCGCGTCGGCTTCTACGACTGACATTGCGGCGGCGACTGGTAATTATGTAGATATAACCGGGACCACGGCAATCACGGCACTAGGTACGGCGCAGGCTGGTACGGAACGCGTATTGCAGTTTGATGGCGCGCTGACGATGACGCATAACGCTACGTCTCTAATCCTTCCCACTGGCGCGAATATCACGACTGCGGCAGGTGATATATTTAAATTCACTTCCGAAGGTTCAGGGAACTGGCGTTGCACTGGGTATAGACTGGCAAGCGGTAAGGCTGTTTCTACGGACGGTTCAAGTCTGATTAACGTAAAATCAGCCACTACTGGCGCGCTGACTGCTACGACTTCGGGAACGAGCGTTGATGTAACGGGGCTTCCTGCGGGTATTAAACAAATCGTAATCGGATTTAGCGGCGTTTCAACTTCCGGAACGTCAAACCCTATGATTCAGATAGGCGATAGCGGCGGGATTGAGAACACAAGTTATTTCGCTACGTCTTCCGTTTTCACAAGCGCAGTGACAACCGGAAACTATACAACTGGCTTTGGTATCCGCGCTTCGTTGGCCGCAAACACGCTCCACGGATCAATGATATTAACGCTTATGGACGCGTCTACAAACTTGTGGGCATGTCAGGCAACCCTTACGGGCTCCACGACATTCACCGTCATCACGGCAGGCACAAAGAGCCTTTCCTCTACGCTTGACCGCATAAGGCTTACCACCGAAGGCGGCGCGGATACCTTCGACGGCGGAAACATAAACGTAACTTATTTCTTATATG